TACCTTGGCGCGACTGGTACTGCCCCGACCTATTCTGGCGGCGGAACGTCTGGTTACGTCAATGCGGCTGCTGGCAACGGCACGCAGCGTACCTACACTGAACCGCTGCTCAAGACCGCGCTCAAGGACGTGTGGGTTGCCGGTGGAAATCCGAAAATGGTTATCACCGACATGAACCACAAGCAGATCGCTGCCGGGTTCTCCGGTCTCGCGACTGCTCGCCGTGAGTCGGGCGATAAGCCGCTGACGATTGTTGCGGGTGCTGACATTTACGTGTCAGACGCCGGTAACGTGCAGTTCGTTCCGAGCCGCTTCTGCTCGGCGCGCGATGCGCTCGTGATCGATCCCGAGTTTTGGGCGGTTGCCGAGTTGGATAGCCTGAAGATCATCGACCTTGCCAAGACCGGTCTCGCGACCCGCAAGGCGCTGTATCAGGAAGTCACGCTGGTTTCGCGCAACGAAGCCGCGTCGGCTGCGATCCGCGACCTCACCTAATTTCCCTCCTGATTAGGTGAAACTGGAGGGGCGGCTTCGGTCGCCCCTTCTTGTTTGGAGGGCGTATGTTCAATTGGGAACTCATCGATGCGAACCCTTACACGGGGCTTCGCAAATATGTGGGGGACAACCCCGACGATCCGCTTGGGGTTTGCGTTCGATACGAACAGAGCGGGAAGGCGATTGAACGCCATCTCGACCAGAACAAGTTCGAGGCCAACCACGTCAACACCGGAAGGATGGGCGATCTGGAAAAGGTCGCATCGATCCCGGTCGGCGTCATGTACGAATGGCTGCACAAATACGGCGTGGACGCGTGGAACTATACCAGCGACCCCGATGTGCGGCGCAAGGTCAATGGGCTGCTGAACAGCAGCGACTACCGATACCTCAAAGTCAGAAACATAATCATCTGAAAGGGCGCTAGATGCACGCCAACGCAGTCAAAATGATCGACTTGGGGGCGGTGCAGACTCTTACCGCCCAAGGCGCGGGAACGGCCGCAACCGGCCTTCTCGACACACAGCAGTCCAAGGGCTGCATGGTCCTTATCAATGTTACTTCGGTAACGGGATCACTGACGGTCACGCTTCAGGGCGTCGATACCACTTCTGGCGCGACCTATACCATCCTCGCCTCCGCCGCGATCTCGACCACGGGCCTGACGGTTCTCCGGGTTTATCCAGGGCTCACGGCCTCCGCGAACGCCACTGCAAACGATGTTATCCCGGTGGCCTGCAAGATCAGCAGCGTGGTCGCGACGGGCCCCTGCACCGCAACCGTTTCGATGCAGCTCGTCTACTAATCAGGAGCAACGCCGATGTTCTCCTTTTCAGTCGGCGTTCCCTCAACGTCGGCAATCCCGGACTATCCGACGCTCAAAACCACTGTTGCCGACTGGCTGGATCGTGACGATCTCGACCCCAAAGTTCCGGTGTTCATCCAGATGTGTGAGGCCATGTTCAATCGGGAGCTTCGCACTCCCGACATGGAATCTCAGGCCAATATCGTTTTCACGAGCGGAAGCGCCGATCTTCCTTCCGACTATCTGGCGATGCGCTCGATCTATATTGCCGGATCTCCAGAGCGTCCGTTGCGGGGAATGGCCCCGACTGCGGTTCACGAGGAGTTCGACGGCACAAGCGGAATCCCCGCCGCCTATGTGCTGATGAATGGTGGTATCAGCCTCGTGCCGCCGCCGGATTCCACGACGACAGCGGTCCTCCTATATTTTTCCCGTATCGAGGCTCTGTCGGACGCGAACGAGTCTAACTGGCTGCTTGAGAAGCATCCCGACCTTTACCTCTACGGCACGCTCTACAATGCGGAAATCTACCTCGATAACGCAGCTCGTGCCGGTTTGTGGAAGGAGCTTCTGGAGCAGACGCTGGGCCGCGTAAATCAGGCCGCGCAGAATGACCGCTTCGGGGCCGGTCCGCTCGTTCCCAACGCGGTTGCACAGGTCGGTTATAGCCGGTGCTGAAGGCGTTCAAGTTCGGTCCCTGGTTGCCGGACATCGCTCAAAACCCCAACGTCACGACCGCGCAGAATGTTATTCCTATTGAGGGTGGGTACGCGCCTGTTCCGGGCTTTTCCGGCGTCACAACGGCGCTCGCGTCAACCTTTGTCGGCGGGGCTGCATATGTCGGTTCTGACGGCACTTCAGCCCTTCTAAGCGCCACACCGGCGGGACTGTACAAATACTCAGGGTCGGCGTGGAACTCGCTTCTATCGCTTTCCACTTCGAGCCGCTGGAGGTTCACGCAGTTCGGCGACAACGTGATTTACGCCAACGGCGGCACGCTCGGCTCTTATGGCATTATCTCAGGGACAGCGGCCGCGATTTCTGGTGCCCCGACTGCTACCGATGTCGCCACGGTTCGAGATTTCGTGATGGCAATCGGGATCAACGGCAACAAGGAACTCGCCGGGTGGTCCGCATTCAACGACTCCTCGTCATGGCCGATGGATGGGACCACCAATCAGTCCGACCAGCAACCGTTGCCGGATGGTGGTGAGGCGGTCGCGATTGTCGGCGGCGAATATGGGATCATTCTTCAGAAGAAAGCGGTTCGCAGGGTTACCTACGTTGGCGGCGATGTTATCTTCCAGATCGATGTCATCAGTCACGACGTTGGTTGCATGGCGCAGGGCTCGGTTGCCAACGCCGACCGGATGATTTTCTTCCTGTCAGAGCGCGGGTTCATGATGTGCGACGGCGAGAATGTCATCCCCATTGCGGAAGAGAAGTTCAACCGGTGGTTCTTCTCGACCTATTCGAGACAAGACATCGCCAACATCTGGGCCGCAATCGATCCAAGACGATCTCTGGTTATGTGGGCTATGCCGGGAACGCCGGGACGCATCATCTGCTACAATTGGGTTCTGAAAGCCGCGTCCGTTATCTCGATTGACGTTGCGGGGCTGTTTACCGGCTTCACCGCCAACACATCGATCGACGCTCTTGGAAATATCGATACGCTGGGCACCAGCCTTGACGATCCGATCTATCAGGGCGGGAACCCGCTTCTGCTGCTGGTTAATTCGAGCAATATCATTGGAACGCTGGCGGGTGATAATCTGGAGGCGACCGTCACGCTTTCGAATGTTGAGCCGTCGCCGGGGGTGAGGAGCCGGATACGCTCATTGAGGCTGGTCTCTGACACCACAAGCGCCAGCGCGACGATCAATGCCAAAATGCGGCAAGGAGATGGTGAGAGTTCGGTTTCAGCAGCCACGATGCGCCTCAATGGAAAAATGCCGATCCGGTCCAACGGGCGCTACAACGACATCACTGCGACCATCCCCGCTTCTGCGACATGGAATCAGATTCAGGGGGTGGAATTAGAGTTCGAGGCTGGGGATGGCCGGTAAAATCCCCAATCTGGGGTCATTGGGAGCGTCTCCAAGAGAGGTTTCGCAGGCGGTAAACTGGCTGATCGGCAGGGCGGTGCCAGACGAGGACACTGGCGCGAATATCAGCTCGAAAACGTCCACCATTAACACGCTAGGCAAGTATGCTGGCAAGCTCGTCTGGGACACCACCAACAACCGCCTGATGCGGGCCAGCGGGCCAGCGGCCACCGATCCCTGGTGGGTTCTGGATGGCTCTGTGTCGATAACGCCTGGTGTTGCCCTCGACCTCAATTTCGCAACGCAATCCTATGCCAGCCAAGGGGTCAGTTACGCGCTCACCAGCTTGCCGGGATACTCGTACACCCGCACGGGCTCGGTCGCTTATGCGAACGGCACTGTCGGGACCGCGATGCTCGACAACTTCGCCGCCGACGTTGTCCCCGTGGTGTCGAACGGAACTGGATACGAAGCCTACGGAGCCGAGACGAACTACGCCGTAGCGTCAGGCGATATTTCGTCCGCGTCGTGGACGGTATTTGGCGGTGCGGCGAAAGGGGCAGCCGATTCAGCCGTCGCTCCAGACGGAACCGCGACCGCAGATGCGATCACCCTCGCTTCTGGAGGGACGCCGACAACAGCCAGTTCACAAATATATCAAAACGTCTCTCTCGCCGTAAGCACCACATATACGATTTCCGCCTACGTCAAGAGCAACACGGGAGCGAATCAGAAGTTCAGGTTGAAGGGTAACGATAACAGCATAGGCGATTACCTATCTCCGGACCTTACTGCCACGACACAGTGGCAGAGATTCGTCTTTGTGTTCACTACCGCCCCCGGTGCGACGGGGTTTAACGTCTCTTACAGTAATCCTGGAGATGGCTCAGCCACGAGCCTGAACGTGTGGGGCTTCCAAGTTCTGCAAGGGAATTTCCCTGACGGTGGCCCTGTCATTGCCACGACCACGGCGACGGCAAGTATCGGCGCTCCGACATTCAGCATGAGCTGCCCGAACGGCTCATATACGGCAACCTACACATTCGATGACAATTCGACGCAGCAGATTTCAACGACGATCAG